CCATACCTTCGTTGGATTTCTGCTGAGCCTCTGTGCTGGCTGTTGTGGCTTCGTTGGCAAGCCTTGCACCTTCTTCGAGGTGAAGAGAGTGCTCTACGGTCATTAGGTTGACAGGTACGTAGCGTGGGTCTGCTGCAGCGTCTCGCGGATCAATGTGCATACCGAGCAGGTTACTGGCTTGACGGCGATTGATAATACCAGTCTCAAACAGGTTACGCAGAGCATTGCTGAACTTGTCGATGACGTTGCGATACAGGTACAACTGCTCGAACTCGAACAGGAATAACATGTGGCTCGGAATCGGCAACACTTCTGTTCTGAACTGACTGCAGATTCGTGACAGTAACGGGCCGATCGAAGACTGGATGAACATCGACATGGCAGCCGAGATATCCACGTCACCGGCTTTGGTGCCCATGTAACTGTGCAGCAGCACGGGAGGAACATTGAGACCGCGAGCAATGTCTTCGACACTGAATGCACGAGTCTCAATGAACTGCAGGTGTTGGAATGGAATACCCATGTGAACAGGCTTAAGGCCCTGTTCCAGTACACGAGTCCGGAATATGGACTCCAGAGGTGCGTCAGGATCTTCCGAGAAGTTCGCTTCGATACGCTTCAGTACCTGAGCGTCCAGACGATTCTCAGTGGTCAGGAACATCTGGGTCGCAATACCACGAGTGTAGAACTTCCAGCCGAACTCTTCGCTGGCTGAGTACAGATCCATGACACGGGCATTGTTCTGAATGAAGCCCTGACCACGGTGGTACTGAGTATCGAGTACGTGACTGCGGAAGTGAGCAATGCTGTCCTTGGGTACGATCAGCGGCTCGGTCTTCAGGTCACGCTCAGACAGTCCTGTGTCGATGCGGTACAGCAGTTCTCCGGATGCAGCTACACGACCTGTTGAAAGGTTCTCACCACCGTTGGCACGGAAGATGTTTCCTCGACAGATTCTGGAAGGATGAATGTAGTACAGACGGCTGGTGCGGCCTTGGGTGTCCGTCTCTTTCAGGAAGTAACAGTTACCGTCCATCAGAACGTCGTAGACGATCATCATCAGAGCATCGTCAGAAAGCAGTTCTGGGTGGAAGTAATGAGAGAACAAGCGGGCGGCTGGGTGCTCGGTAGACGTGACCACTCGTGTACGCTCGCCAGAGCCTGCTTCCAGTGCGTACATTCGTCGGGGAAGGGAATTGATCATCCCGGTGTAGATCTTGACGCCACAGAAGACTGCAGAGAGTCTCAGGGCGGTCTGGGATTGATCGGTGTAGGATCGTTCGTGATTCATGATCCCGAACATATCCCGCCAGGTCATTGTGCCTGTGGCATTCCAGGCAGCATCGACAAGGTTCCCCACAAGGCTGCTGACCCTGCTGGCGGGAATGGACGGTTCACTTTTACGAAGCCATCGGAACATAGTTCACCTGAGTGATCGAATATCTGTGATAACTTCGTCTTCCGGATACAGGTGCGAACCAATCGCCATCAGACTTGCAACAATACCGTCAATCTTGTTGACTGATTTTGACTTATCCGGTCGCATCAGTCCATCCCGAGACTGCTGGATAACAACATTCCCAATCATCCAGTCCAGAACAGGATGCCCGCCATGAAACAGCATACCGTCCTGGACTAAAGCACTCATGCGTCTGCAAGGTTCATTCATACCAGCAAAGTTTTGTGGATAGGCTCTGCTGGGGAATCCGTATTTCTTCAGACCTGAGTAGATTGCGTGAACACAGTATCGGTCAAAAACGATCTCTCTGCAACCTCGAAAATGATTTAAGATACCAGTCTGACTGGAATCTCCCAGCATGGCAGCGATGATAGCATCTTCGTCGATAGCTTCGAGTGGACTGGTAGAGTTGATCAGACCAGCGTCATACCACAATCCGTAAGGCAGGCTCTGTTCGTGACTGCGTTGGTAAATGCTCTTTGCAGGACACCAAGACCAGTTGAGCAGAATGCCCTTAGTTGGGAAGAATAGGGATAGAGATGCCAAGTCGTGAACTTGGGAGTTATCAAAACCAGCATGGCATTCTTCATCTTTCAGTTCCTCGACTTTGTTGATGTACCAAGACCAGTACAACTGGTGTCTTGCCAGATACACGTCGATCGAAGTCGCTGTCGTAAAGCGACTGTCATTGCCGACATTATGCCAGAGTGAATGCTCCGATATCCAGTCTTTGATTGCTGCGACTGAGAGTAAACGAACTTCGTCAGGTTTGGGATTGCCGTTGCACCACACATGCGAAGGAATCCATGCTGTTTCTGTTTTGGTTCGAATGTTCAGATGCAGACGCAGGAAACGGTTCAGTTCGACTGGGTTGTTTTCAACTGAGCGAACCTGTTGTTCGAAGTACGTTCTTGTAACTGACTTACCGAAATTTGGATTGGCTTTCCTCCAGACAGACTCTTTACGGAAGTCATCGTCTCGATCGGCTTCATAAATTACTGGGAGGAAAGTAGGATCGAACTGTCGGCCTTGGGCTATTGCCTTGGCTTTCTCGTACAGAGTGTTGCAGGGACTCGGACGATCGTAGTCAGCGGTGGTTGTGTAAAGGGTTAAGGGTTCCTGTCGTGAGCCTGTACCAGTCAACAGAACGTCAATCAGTTCACTGTCGGGGTGAGCATGGACTTCGTCGATGTACACAAAGTTTGGTGAGAGACCGTGCTTTGTGTCAGCGATGGAAGACAGTACCTTGAAGATCGAGCCGTCCTTGTGCTCGAAAGACTTGGTACTGCGAAAGACTTTGTTGTCTCGCAGTTTGCCGATCAGAACCCTGTTGTTCTCGATCATGTAGATAGCATGACGAAAGTTCAAGGCTGCCTGCTCGGTGTCTGCTGCGGCACAATACAACTGACCTCGTTTCTCCTTGTCGCAGAAGAATACAAACAGACTGATCACTGCACCAAAGCTGGAAGTCTTCGAGTTTTTACGAGGGACAAAGATGAAGCATTCACGGTATCTGCGAAGATCTGTCTCTTCATGCTTCCAGCACAGCATGTTGGCGTAGATTGCCGACTGCCAGCGTTCAGGCACAAAGGGCAGACCTGTCAGATAGCCTTCGGGAAAGCAACAATACTCTGTCATGAACCTCCAGACACGCTCCCATTCTTGTGTGTCAAAGTAGTAGCCTTTGGCACTGGCGAATGGATCGTACATCGGGATACTGCGAAGGAATGGGACAATGTCTACTGCAGTCTTCTGCCAGCCGACAAGTTTTTCCTTTTCGTACACTGGGTCCGGTATGATCAGAGTTCTTGGTGTCTTCCCGTTGACTGGTTTGACAAATGAAAGTTCTGGTACCGTTTCAAGTTCCAGTTCAGGAACTTGCGGCTTCGGTTTCCTGCGGGGCATGGGGGTGCCTCACACTATTCCCTGAAAGTAATCGTATTCGTCTCGAAGGACATGACTTCATCTGAAGTTCCGGGCCATGTGAAGGTCAGAATCCCTGTGTACTTGTACTTCACCAGTCCCTTGAGAGTTTCTGAGGAAGAGAGTTCAACTACAACGTAGGGTGCTTCGTCGCCTGTACCTGTTCCCGGCGGATCAACAAATGTGGCTGTTCCAGAGATGATGCGGTCGGAATCCAATTCTCCCGCTCGCTTGATGACGAATGTTACCGTAGCCGAGGAAAAATACAAACTGCCAGTTGAAGAAATTGGCACGCCATTTGTATCAACAACAGGAATTTGTATAGCACGACCGTTGGCTTCGGTGTAAGAATCGCCAATCGTAAGAGTTTCTGGGAAAGAAGTAATCTGTCCCGGATCAAGTATAGCACCTGCCAGCAAGGAAGTAATACCGCTGGCACCGCTGATCAGATCTGTCTTGTTCTGAATCACGTCAAGCTGGTCGAGGATCAGCAACTGATTACCGACTGTCGCTGAACCACCGCCGCCACCTGCAGGACCATTCTCCAGCATGTTGACTGTGAATTGCCATACCGCACCGTCTTGCACAAGGCCAGTGTTCAGTCTGTCAGTCACTGTCTTGATGAGTGTAATGCCAGCATTGTCCGGTGCAGTATAGGCACTGCTGGCCAATCGACTGCTGCTGGTTACGTCAATGCGTCCCAATTCAATTGCCAGTTCTGTGCGTACTGCAGTCGCTACTTCTGCTGCTGCATTTGCTGCCAGCACTCTGTTCGACAATGCCCCATCGACAAAGGCATCTTCTGGTATCGCTGCTGGTTCAACATCATGGACAACAGAAGCGATATGCTTACTGCCTGTGACAGATACG